ACTGGTGCTGGACTTGGTTCTGCTTCAGGATCACTATTATCAGATTACATAGGAGATATAGTTTCTCCAAACATGCCATCACCTAGTGCTGGTCAAAGATTAAAAGATGCGGCTATAACAGGAACTATTGATACTGCTTTAACAGCAGCAGCTCCAGGTGCTGGTAAACTTTTATCTAATACTCTTAAAAGCGGAATTACTGGCAGTAAAAATATAATTAGTAAAGGTGCAGATAAATTATCTGCAACAATACCATCAACAAGTCAAAGAGTTGGCCTTACTGAGAAGGCCTTGGGTATAACAGATGATGCGGCTGAGAAAGCAAAATTACTCGGTGAAGAAAAGATAGAGTTATCACTTGGTCAAGCAAGCTCATCACCTTTTGTGAGAGGTGCTTATGATCTATCTAGTCGTATGCCTTTGGCTGGTAAGCCAGGTCAAGCACAATTAAAAAATGTTTTTGCGCAAGTTGAAAAAGCATTAGATAGAAGAATATCTCCTTCAGCAAAAATAAAACCACTAACTGAATCAGAAAGATCAGATTTAATCAAGAAAGTTGGTTTAGAAAGTTTTAATACATGGAGAAAATCTTATTCTTCTGTTTATAAAAAAGCTGATGCGGTAAATAAAAGTAAGGGTGCTTTTTTTGATTTGGGTAACTTATCTAAAACAGCAGATAGAGTATATCCTAAGAGTAAATTTACTGATGCGCCTGCTGATGTTTTAGAAGTTTTAGATGAATTAAAATTATATAAGTCTAACTTTAAGGTTAGTAAAAAAGGCGGAGTAACTCCAATATCTAATAAATTAACTTTTAATGATGTAAAAGCACTAGACACTAAACTTACAGATTTATCTAAAAAGTATGATCCAGCTAAAAGTCAAACTCCTAACAATTACGCTTACAGAACTACTAACGCATTGCTTGACACAATGAAAAAACAATTACGTGATCCAAGAGATGAAGCTGGTCGTTTATATCTTGCTGGTGACAAAATGTTTAAAAGCTACATGCAACAAGTAGAAAACAAAACAGGTAAAGAGTTCCAAAAAGCATTAGGAAGAGGATCATTAAGACCAGGTATAGGAAGACCACCTACTGCTAGAGTTGAAGATTTATATGCTAGAACTTTCGGTAAAAACAAAAGTCCAGAGGCAGTAAGAGAACTGAGAGCATTGGTTGGAGACAAACAAGTTAATGAGTTAGCTGCAAATTATTTAGATGATATATTTAGCAAATATATAAAATCAGATAAAAGAGATTTTACAAAACTTTTTGATGAACTTGGTTTATCTAACCCACAAAGTATGCAATATGAAGCAACTAAAGAATTGCTTAAAACTTACAAACATACCAACATTGATGATTTGTCAAACTTTTTAGGAGCATTAAAAGAGTTCCCAGAAGTATTACCAGAAGTAAACCAATTTATACAAAGATCAGGAATGTTGAGAGCTGCAAGTTCTTTAGGGCCTAGCGCAGTAGTTGGAATGACTGGAGCAAGTACAAGCGGTGGTATAGGAGCATTTGCTGGTTTAGGTATGATGTATGGTTTAAATAAATTCTTAGCAAAGCCTTTCAATAAGGATTTAATAAAAAATGCAAATGCTGGAAACAAAGAGGCACAAAAGAAATTATTAACAAGATTCTTAGAATACTTACCACAATCTCTACCTAGTGGTATGCCTGCTGCGGCAGTAGGAGTACAGCCATTAGTACCTTTAGTAGAAGATCAGTTACTTAACGAAAACTAACATGTCCCAACATGACACGAGCAACGGAGAGAATAGGTAGGAGTGGCGAATACCTAACTTGCTCCGTGATAGCAAGGGAAACCGATACTGTAACGATTATGCCTCATGGTTCTCATGCCGACATTATCTTTGAATGGGAAAACAAAATGTATCGCTGTCAAGTCAAGACAGTTACTCATATAGAGAAAGCTAGAAACAGTTGGCGGTTTGATTTACGTAAAGGATCACATAGTAAGTCAAGACAATACAAAAAAAATACCATTGATATATTTGCTTTGGTTAATCTTAAATACCAGAATGTTTACTTCCTACCTTTTAACAATTGCAAACACCTACAATATTCTGTACATGACGAACCTATGAAAGCTGTTAATTCAATAGAGAGTTTTAAAGAGGCTATGGATGCAATAATTAACTCGGATGATACTCGGATGGGTATATCTGTCCATGACATACCTCTTAAAAAATCGCAGAAATTAGCGGTTATTTAACTGTTCGGGGAGTAGCGCAGCCTGGTAGCGCAAATTATTTTTCACTCATCACACGATTTCACATCAATACTTTTTATTACTAAAAACCCTTGTTTTCTTTACAAGATTCAATTTATAATCTACTCAATAGGTAACAAAGATACTCGTCATTCCGCAGTCAAAACACGGATAAAACACGGATGGGTAATAGAGGAGCAAAGCATGGCAAGATACCAGACTGATAAACAAGTGAGCGCGTTAAAGATACATAAGAACGGATATTATCTACATTATAGGTTTGATAAAAAGACCAGGGAGATGAAGATAGCAGATAAGAATGTATTGATTGGAGTAGCTAGAAACAAAGCACAAAAGATACTAGGAGAAGTAGCGCAAGGTATTGATCCATTGCAAGCAAAGAAGGTAGAGGCTGACGCTTATACCTTAAATCAAGCATTTGAGTTAAAGCTAGAAGACTTATTAAACAATAATAAGAAGTGCGTAGAGATGAAGGATGGCAAGATAGATGGTGAACCTAGACGAATGTGGGATAAAGACGTTAAGAATACTTTAGGTAAGATGAAGCTAGAGAGTATTGAGACTGGTGATATTACTAAGCTACATATTGCAATAAGTAAGAGAGCTAAGTATCAAGCTAATAGGGTGGTTCAATTAATCAGTTCAGTCTTTGAGAACAGTATTAGATTATCTTTGGTTAAATATAACCCAGCTAAGTACGTTAAAAAGAACCTAGAACTTGAACGTGATAGGCCATTAACTGATGCAGAGTTTGCGGAAATAAATAAGCAGATCAATATTGCAGAAGCGCAAGCACATGAGAGACACATAAATTCTATTAAGTATATAAGGTTATGTATCTTAACTGGTGGTAGATGTGTTAGTGAGATAGGTAGTGCTAAGTGGTCTGATCTTGATGGTAATAAACTGGTGCTAAAAGATCATAAAACAGATTATGGTGGTAAGCCTAGAGTGATACATCTAAACAATCAAGCTATGGCAATCATCAACTCTTGCGATAGAAAAAGCGAAACAATACTTGGTGTTAAATATCCTTTTCATACTTGGAACAAAATTAGAATAGCTGCTGGATGTCCAGATGTGACGTTCCATGATCTAAGACATAACTTTGGTACTATGGCTGGTGAACAAATGAAGATTGAAGATGTTAAGACTCTTATGGGACATAAAAGTTTAAAGGCTACTGAACGCTATCGTAAAACTAGAGAGCATATAGCTACCGAAGAAATGCAGAATGTCGGTAACTACATGCAGAAAATAGTTATGTCTAATTAAAGTTCTTCGTAGTGTTTAATTAAAGCATTTAGATACCATTGTGCTTTTTCTAAACATTCAATGTTGCTGTCTTTATCTTTATGTCTAAATAAATATTTCCAGATGTTACCTTCAAGGTAAGCTGGAAAGTTATTAGAACCAACTCTATCTTTGATTAAGTCTATACACTCTATCTTGCCTTGGTAGTGTGGTGGTTTGTTAACCATGTCTACCTTGTTAGATTTTTTTACTTCTTCCAATCTATCCCACTCCTCTCTTGTTACTTTATCTATACTCATTTTTACCTCCTTATTAATGCGTAAATGTTATTGATAAATTTTGTGTAAATTTTTTCTGAAGATTTTATCTGAATAATATTTCTATTATTTCTTGTCAGTTACTTGCTTTATTAAATTTACGTAGGTTAGAATATCACAATCACGAAGTAATAGGTAACAACATGGAAGAAAAAATATTTTTAGATCAAAACGAATTAGCAAAAAGATGGATACGTTCTCCTAGAACATTAGAAAATTGGAGAGCAAAAGGAACTGGCCCGTCATACACAAAGATTGGTGGCAAAGTTCTTTATCGTCTTAGCGACATTGAAGAAATAGAAAATAAATCAGATACATCTGGAGAGTAGTTTGGTCAACGCTAGAAACAAAGGGCGTAGAGGTGAACGCGAAGTCATAGATGAAATTAAAGAACTTTTAGGCATAGAGCTTGAAGTTAATTATGCTCAGACTTTTGGTGGCGGTCACGACTTACTAGGTATGCCAGGTTATGCAATTGAAGTCAAAAGACGTAAAGCAATCACCCA